TTTGTAAAAAAATTATGTAGTTTTGATTTACAATATTATAGTAGTTTTGATTGAAAAGATTTTCTAAAAAGAAATTCTTATATTCTTTTAAAAATGAATCATATGAATCATTATTACTTTTATACGAATCAATAAATTTATCAGGTCTGTTTATCAAATGTTTAACTGACCAACTTACCCATTGTTGACGAGGTAAAAATGCCGCATAATCCCTCAATGATGAGCTCCACATAATACCAACCAAATCACCTTTCTTAACTCTACCATTTGTTACATCATCTATTATCGAATTGAATATAACGGAATTTGGATTACCGCTTTTACCATTATTAATCCAATCACAATTTAATCTGTCTGCTAAATGTTTAACCCATGATTGTTTATTTCTAAATAATATTAAATCTTGGTTTCGTAATATTTGCTCTATTACATTATCACACCCTTCTCCCTCAGTCCAACTACAACCATATCCATGTAATATCATTACTTGCTAATTAAAAATTTACCCAATACTAAATAATTCATATCACAATTATTAAATGTCCAAATTGCCTTTTGAGGGTCATTTGTCATTGTATGGTCTTTTAAATTAAATGATGTATTCAATAGAATAGGTGTTCCTGTTAGTTTTTCGAACTCCTTTAATAAGTCATAGTAAAGTGGGTTATCTTCTCTTTTAAGTGTCTGTATCCTTGCAGAATTATCAACGTGGGTAACTGATGGAATACTTACTTCACTTTTTACTTTAACAACCTGATTCATATATGGTACATCTTCTTCCGATACAAAATACTTTTTATAATCTTCAATCGTAACTGATGGAGCAAATGGTCTAAACATTTCTCTCTTTTTGACAACCTTATTAATTCTATCTCTAATGTCGGACAAATGTGGATTGCCTAATATAGAACGATTGCCCAATGCTCTTGCACCAAATTCAGTTCTACCTTGAAACCAACCTACTATATTACCTTCTTCAATTAGTTTTGCAACCTCTTTACATAATGTCTGATGGGTATCATGCATTATAACTTTACTTCTATGATTTTGTAATATAATTTTAAGTAATTCAGGATTACTCCACTCTTCACCTAAATATGGAGATTGATTATCACCACCTTTTATTTTTGGATTACCAAATGTTTGATGATAATGATATAAACATGCACCTATTGCAGAACCACTATCCGATGGTGCAAATGGAATCCAAACATTTTTAATTGATGTATAAGTTTTAATCTTTCCATTGGCAGTTCCATTATAAGCACATCCACCTCCTAACACTAAATTCTCACTATCCCAAATATTTGTAATTCGATTGATTATAAAATATAAAGCACTCTCATACCACCTTTGCAATGATGCAGCTAGGTCTTTGTGGTGTTGTTCGATTGGTTCATCTTTGAAACGTGGAGGAAATCCAATTAAATCAATGAGTTTTTGGTTAAACATATCATTATCCGATGTATGCCATGTAAAGTAAGACATATCCATCTTTACAATATCAATTTCACCACCAGTAGTAACAACTTTATCGAATATGTTATTATATTTTTGATTATCACCATAAGGTGCCAATCCCATTACTTTATACTCACCTTCGTTTGGTTTGAATCCTAAATAAGCAGTAAATGCCGAATAAATCAATCCCAACGAATGTGGGAACTCTAATGTTTGTATTTTGTGAAACCCTTTACTATCACACATTGCAGCATATACCGAATGTCTTTCTCCAACCCCATCAATTGATAAACCTATTGCGTTATCAAATGGTGATGTATAATACGATAGTGCTAAATGTGATAAATGGTGTTGTGTATAAGTAATAATTCCTTCATATCCAATAGATTTCAATATTCCTTTTAAATTACCTTCGTTTTGATTCCATCTTTTTAAGAATTGCCTCCATTTCATTGGATATCGTAAACCACCCCACTTACCTATCGATTCCCTAACTCTTTCAAATTTATCATTTGGATTTTCATACCAACAAACCATATCAATTTCATCAATTGTTATTTTTGTATATTCTAAACACCATTGGATTGCTTTAAATGGAAAAGAACTATCATGTTTTTCACCAGATAGTTTCTCCTCTTCAATCGCGCATATTACTTTACCATCTATTACGATTGCGGCTGCTGAATCGTGGTAAAATCCTGATAAACCTAATTGTATCATATTTTAAATTTTTATATCACCATATTTATCATACTCATTATATAATTCCATTTGTCTTTCTTTCATTTTGTTGACAACTTTGGTTATATAATGTGTAGGGTGACCTGTCATTTCTCTAATAAGTAAGTATAATGATTTTTTATTAAAGTTTTCTATATATTCTGCTCTTCTAAATAATTCTAATACAGAGTCGGCGATTTGTAAATCTCTTTTCTTTGGAAAAAAGTTTTCTAAATGTTTATCCCAATACTGCAACATTCTTACATTAAATGTTCTGTGTTCATCGTTTCTTTCCTCTTCTCTAAAATTATTTTCAGTATCCCAACTATCCGGTAACGCGGAAATTACATCCGTATCTTTATATCTTTTGTAATTAGCATTATTGTTTAAAATTAGATAGTTTCTTGCAACAATAGTAAAATAAGAGAATGCCTTTCCCTTACCATTTTTATACATATGAATTTTCTCAATCATAAATGCAACAACTTCGGCCATTACATCCTGTGGGTCATCATCAAAATATGTAAATTTCCATTTATTGTAAACTATCTCTGCAAGTTTATCAAATGCGGATTTAATTCTTTCTCTATAAACTTTATCTTTAATATATTGGTCGGTTGTTGAATTATATTCGATTATAGCATCTTCCGTATCTTTTGTAAAATATTGTTTCTGATTCTTCTTTCTAGGCATGGTTATTTTTGTTTGAATTTTTCAATAGTTTCTTTTATTTGATAAAATATAGAACCTACTTCATCATCCTTCTCAAACATTTGACGACTATCAATTTGTCTTAATGCTTCCAGTAATGCTTCGTTTCTTTTAGTTTCTTCTTCAATGAATTTTTCGTAGTCTTCAACTACATCTTCATATTTTTCTAATTTTTGTAAAACATTATAAATTGCAAATGATAATGCAACTACTAATAAAGATAATATTGATATTATTGTATATAACATAGTTAAACGATTTCGTATCCTTGTAAAAAATATTTGTTTGCATTCTTGAATTTAACTTCAACTAATTCACCTTCTTTCGATTTCATTACAATCTTTTCGTTTCTACCAAAATCTACTTTTTTAACAACTTGTGTATTATATACTCTATCTTTAATTGTAAATCCATCTAAATGGTCTATTTCATGTTGAACAATAACCGTCATCATTGTTTCTTTTGAAATTTGCTCATTTGCTTTATCACCATCTGGATTAATTTCAAAAGTCAGTTCTCCTAAATTGTCGGTTTGTACAATAACTTTTGAAGCTCTAATTGTTCTAACTGGTTTTGTAAGTGTTGTTGGAATTGATAAGCATCCTTCATAAAAAAGAAAAGCTTCTTTTGATTTTTCTTTAATAAATGGATTTACTAAAAACAATTCTTCATCTCCAAATTGTATATAACATGCTCTTTTTTTAATTCCGATTTGTGTTGCGGAAATACCTAACCCCGGATGTTTTACCAAAGCCTCGCTTAATTGGGTTCTTAACTCATCAGCTTCTTGTTGTGTTATTTCCGTCTTTTGTATTGGAGTTTTAAGATACTCCGTAAACTCTCTTGTTGTTAGTCCATTAGAACCTTTGTCTACTATTAATTTCATATTTTATTTTTTTAATCCGTATTTAATCCATTTATACCATATTCTTTCGTGAATATAATATTGTATGGGTTTATAAATCAATTCTGCTACTCCAAATGCCGCTCCAACTTTAATTGAACCACTTATCAACCACATTAATAAGAAACCAATTATGGTACTTAAAATACGATATGAGATGGTTTTTGCAATGTGTCTCTTACGCTCTACTATCATCTTCGGTATCTATATTGTAAACAATTACATCACCATTTGAGTCGATGTATTTTTTTCTAATTGCAGTTCCACTAATTTGTTCAATTTCCTTTGGTGGTTCGTGATATATTACATCATACCCTACACCTCTACCATAGTTTACACTTTCAATATCTGGAATAATTGATAACATTATTTTATCCCAATTGTTTGTAAAGAATGGTTCTTTTTGTAATTCTTGCAATACTTCTTGTGCTGATTTAGGATTGTTCTCATCTTGCTGAACATCTCTGATTGCAACCCAACAATTCTTTCCTTTTTCTAATTGTTGATTGATTAACCACTCATGTCCTTTATGCCATGTCTGCCATCTTCCGATAAATAATGCGTATTTTTTCATATTATATTATTAATTTATTTAAACTTATTGCTCCCAAATTTAGTGAATCACTATGGTCTATTTCTTTTATTTGTGTAAATGTTTTTCTTGCTATGTTTACATCATTTATATCACGTTCCGAACAATCATCTAATAGTATGTATGGTATCTTTAAATCTATACATGTTTTTATATCACTCTTAACATATTCAATTGAATGATTTGCATCTATCCATGCCATATCAAATTTATACAATCTTATCCAGCTTTTAAATGAAAATTCTGTGGAGTCTACGTTTGCAAACTTTATATTTTGATTTCCAAAATAATCATTTATTTGCTTTACTCTAGGAGAGAAATCAGTTACATCACACGTGTATATTTCAGTATCGGGTAATAACTCCTGTACTATTATATCAAATGAACCTATATTTGTTCCTATTTCTAGGATTCTTTTTGGTTTATATTCATTTAATATTTTTATTATAAACTCCAATCCAATTTTTGATTCATTTATACAATCTGGATACAAATCAATACATCCTCCATGTCTATTTTCACCATATGTTCTATTTCTATAATCCGTCCATACTTTGTTTTCTTCGCCAACTATTAATGGATGGTTGAAAAAATATTCTACATCTTTTATCATATTCCTAATCTCTTTTTTAATATTGGTATTAAATTTTTTGCAATCGCGTCGTGTCCATTTGGTGACCAATGACCATCATTACAATATCCTTCACTTTTTAAAGTTTCTACTTTATTAGGACGGTCCCATCCGGTTGTATCTAAATGTTGTATTTTTTCTATTAATTTTTTCCTTTCTGGGAATCTAACATCAACCTGTTCCCATTCTCTTCCTTTGTTCATACCCGACCTACCTGTCATATATTCCTCTGATTTAATATATTTGTATATGTTTTTATCATTTTCTATTTTTCCATCTATAAAATGAAATGGTAAAAATGTAATACCTTTTGATTCTACAAACCCTTTATACTCATACAAATACATTAAAAATTTAGCTACATAATAATCAAAATCAAAATGATTTAAAAAATAATTAAAATATTCATCTTGATGAATATCAATATTTTGTAATTGAAAATTATAATTAGGAAAATCTATAACATCATTTTTTGTATCCAGTAATTCAAATCTAGTAAAATCAGGAACTTGATAACAAAATACAGCTTTACTAAAGTCAATAGTATCTTCATTATTTATAATAAATGATGTTACTTTTCTTAATTGGGCTTCAATACCTCTTCCAGGAACCGAAAGATTATATGTAGATTCGAATCCCATTTCCTTTCCAATTTGATTTGGGTATGCTCTTTTTGCAACTTCTATCATTGCATCTGCAACTGATACTACATTTGGAAAATCCTCATAACATTTAGGATTACACCATTCTACTGGTTTTGTATTCAAATCCTGACCATAATGACCGTTTTCATTAAAGATACCACATCCAAAAGAGTGAGAACATCCAGACCATAATAGAGTTTTATATTTCATATTTTTATTTTAAAAATGGTAATATTGCTAATTCTTTTCCTTTAGCTTCAACCATAATGTCCAAATCCAACCCATATGTATTGGGGAGGGCATTAATAAGATAGGAATGTGCTTGGGGTTTTTCTTTTTGGTTATTTTCATGCAATGCTTTTGATTCGGAATAGTGAACTTCTTGCTTAATCCCATTTGGCCAAGTAGTTGCTGCTAATTTAAGAGCTTCTTCTTCACTTAATCCACCTGTACAAAATTGATGGTGGTGATAATCGAATACAATTGGAATCTTTGTATGTTTATGAATATACATAAGGTCTTTAACTGAATACATCGAAGCCTTATCATCATTCTCCAATGTCAATCGTTTGCGTACGCTTGGAGAGAGTCTTTTAAAGTTTTGTATCAATCTATCCATAGCAGATTGTTTATCTCCATAAACACCATTGCAATGAATATTAATATTATTATATGGAGTTTTAGATAATCCCATCATATCGAATATTTTACCATGCAATTCTAAATCTGCAAAAGTTTTTTGAATAACTGATTCATTTGGTGATGGTAATACATTAAATGGGCCTGGATGTGAATTAATACGAATATTATGATATTTTGCATAATCACCTGCTTTTTTTAATTCACTTTTAATTTCTTTGTAATCTTTTAATTCTGTAATATCAAATTGGTCACCCCACGGGATGATAGTAGATGATAGACGAAAGAAATTAATCTTATTAATTCTATTCCACTCTAAAATTTTGATAACATCTTTAGCATTTGCTAATGCCAACTCCGAAACGTAATCCAATCCTTTTGAATTGAACGTTTTCTTCACCATTGTACGATTAGTGGTAACGTTTTTACCCATCGTCATATTAATACATGCATATCCTATATTCATATGTCTAATATAAGAAAATTATTTGGAAATACCAAATAATTAATAGGTTTTTGTATTTTCTTCTTCTGTTCTTATTTTATTTAATTCTTTATAAGAACCACCTTTTGTATTTATCCAGTATTGAACTGCTTTTGGATTATTTATCCAAGATTTTCTATTATGCCATGGAAATTCTGGATGCATCCATTCTTCCCATTTTAAATTCCCAGTATTAGATGTAACATCCCCCATAGCATCATTAGACCCAATAGATTCAGTTTCATTTTTTTCGTTAATCTCATTTTTTTCAGTTTCGTTAACAATATTTTCCTCTATAACCTCTTTTTTATCTCCGTAAACCTCATATAGTCCCAATTTTTCATCATTTTCCATCATTTCAACCAAAATTTCTTTTTGTTTGCGTTTTTTATCGGAAATTAGTCCGTTAAATGCGATGATTAGAGCTACTGCGAGTGGGTCAAACACTATTACAATCAAAAATATGAAGAATTTTACAACATTTTTCAGTTCCATACCAAATGCTTCGGCAATAAACCTAAAACCACCCACTTCCTTTTCTAAATCCAAGTTTGAGGTCTTAATTTCGTTGATTTTTTCGTTATTTTTAGCATTTTCGGTTTGTAAAATCTCAATTTTTTTGTTAATTGTAGCAACTTGCTTATCTTTACTATCAATTGAACGTAAAAGACGTGAATTTACCTTACCTTTCTCTAAAATTGTTGATTGAGTTGATGATAATTGACCTAATTGAGTGTTTAATTGAGTAAGTTGAGCTGTATTTTGGTCAATTTTTGTAGTATAAACTAAAATTTCTCTATCTACTTGCTGTAATTTTAATGATTGTGATTGGAACGCGTTTGATAGATAACCAAATATACCCGCAGAGGTAATTAACATCAATAATACAACTGCTGATGTTAAATACCATTTATTAAATCCTTTAATATTATCCCACTCTTGTTTAAGATAAGTTGCTGCTACTAATTTAGCAAACTCCAAAGCACCCGCCATAACCATAACCGATATAGCTGCTCCACTAAATAAAACACCTAAACCCGTTACGGAGAAGTAAGCTGCACATCCGGCAATAATTAGTGCAGAAAATCCGACTAAATATTTAAGCCAATTCATTTATCTATTGATTCTTGTTAATTCGGAAATACGCTCTACCACCTTTCTTGCATCTTCTAATGTAGTGTGAGCTTCTGATGGTGTCATTGATTGTGCACCAGTGATTCCGTTTTGTAAAATTCTTAATTTTCCATCAAGAGATTCTAATAAGTTTTGTATTTTTTCGTCGTATATCATAGTAATAAGTATTTATTTGTATAAAAAAAGGTAGAAGTGTTTAATCTCCTACCTTTGTAATATACGAAAAATAACTGAATTAACCAACTTTCGGGGTTAATTTTTTTGGTTTGGACTCTTCTTTTCTTTCAATAGTAATTAAGAGAATACCATTTTTAATTTCAGCTTTTGCTTTTCTACCATCGAAGTTTTTACCTACTTGTACTCTTTCTTCAATGTCTGAAATTAATTGATTGAAAGGATTTTCTTTGTCCTCTTGTGTTTTTTTAGCTTTGATTTCAATCTTATCTTCAAAGCAGTTAATTTCAATATCCTTCGGGTCGTGTCCAATTACGGATAGTGCTAATGTTGCAGAGTCGTCTTTAATGTCTACTGCGAATTTTGAAGGAACATATGTTGTTGTTTTTGGTTCATCAACTCTAAAAAGTTCTTCAATCAATCTGTTGAATTCAATCGTGTACATAATATAAATGTTTTTTTGTTAATAATATTCTATATAGTTCAATTACTATACCAAATATGTATTTTTGACAAAATGTCTTAAATTATTTAGATTTTATGTAATTTTGTCTTTCTATAATTGTACTCATATGGTCTGCCCAATGCATGATGTATTGAATATTAGATTTAAGATACTTTGAGGTATCATATACTTTAAAGTATTTTTCATTATCTTCATCATACAAACCATCCGTTAGTTTGATACCAAAATATTCATTTTCGGAAATTACAATACCATACAATGATAATGTATAAAGAGTTCTATCGGTGATAGCCATAAATGAATTCTTATTATTTCTAGTGTAAACCTCTCCTTTGTTTTTAACATGCCATTCACTTTCGTTTGGAGCATAATGTAATTCTGCTTTTGTACCCAACTTACCCAAATCATGATGAAGTGCAACAAATATCAATTCTTCTTCCGTAAAATCACAAACGCCACCAGATTCTTCAAACGTTTTTTTCATTTTTAAAGCATTTTTACATACATTAAAAATATGGTCAATATAACCACCGGTATATGCGTTGTGATAGTTTAGGTTACCTGATGCAGGTGATACTATAAGATTTCCACCTAATTCGGTTTCGGAATACATATGGAGTAATTTCTCCAATCTTTCACCTGTAAAATATTTCTTAATAATCGCGATAAACTTATCGTAATTTGCTTTTAATTCTTGTTCTGTCTTTTGTTT